GCAATTTGATTAGCGCGGATAGTTAAATAACCTGCACCACTGTTTAAACCAACTTGCTCGTTACCTTCCCAAGAAAACGGCACAGCTTTAGATTTTGTAATAGAAATACTTGTGCTACCGATGGTTTGGTCGGCTGCACTAGGTACGGACATGGCAGGTGTGGTATCAATCATGCTATTGCTAGATGGTGCAACAGGCACAACAACAGACTGATTGACAGCCGCACGATCAACGCTAGAGTCAACGGTAACGGCAGGAATGAAGCCGATAAGCTCACGACTAACAACATCAAGAGCCGCGTATAAATCAGGGATTAAACCCGTTAAAGTGTTAGACATAATAAAAACCTCTAATTAGTGATTGTGCCGCCACTCTTAAAATGTGCAGCTCTTGCGCTTTGACTCATTGCGTCAAATTGCGCTCGTGTGATTGTTTTAGCAGCACCGCCACCATTTGAAGCATTAGTGCCAAAGCCCCCGCTTGATGCTTGAGCTTTGAGCATTGCGGCATAGGTTGGAGACTTGAGTACGTCTGCTTTAAACCCTGCCAAATCTAACGAAGTAGCACCGCCTTCTTCGTCTTTAAAACTGTATTTGTCCGTTTCGGGGTCATAATCAACCCTTTCGCTAATCAATTTTTTAAATGCTTTCGCGCCTACCTCTGTCGCTAACGTGCTTAACTCACTAACAACAGCATCACGCGCCTTTTTAATTACGATTGCATCACGCTTGGCAATGCGCTCTTCAAATTGTTTAATCGTTTCACCGTGTCGCTTTTCGCTATCTGCCAAAATCTCGTCAATCTTACCTTCGGATTTTAGCTTTTCAAGTGCCTTTTTTTCGGCTTCAGCTTGTTTAACAGCTTCTTGACTCTTAAAGCCTTTTAACTCGTTGGCTAGTGCGTCTCGCTCTTCGCCTTTGCGCTTCATTGCGCCCACGACGGTTACAAAGTCTTTATGCTGGTAAATCTTAACACCGTCTTTTTCAACTTCTACATAATCAGCATGATATTTTTCGGGAATATCTGCCAAATCTTTAACTTCAATCATAATCAAAACCTTTGATAAAGTGTTACACAGTAACGCTAATTTATTGTACGCTATTTTGTACGGTTTGCAACATTGGCAAAGGGATAGCCTCAATCATTGAGATAACATCCTCAGCCTCACCCGATATAAACCCACCTGCTATTAATTTTTCAATAGCCATCTGTGGAGTCATCAATCTATCAAGCACTAATTCGCGTATGGCTCGCACTTCATCGGGCGTTAAAGAGGTTGACGTAAACTCACGATTAAGCACCAAATCAATATCGCTAGGCATCAATGATAAGCCCTCAAAGTCACCACAATAAGCAATGATATTTTTATAAGCTCGCTCAATGTTATTTGTTAGTAAAGTTAAGACTGCTTTTTCGTTAGCGTCTTTAATCTCGACCTCGCCAAGTGTCTGCTGTTGATTGTCCTCTGTCTCAAAACGCCCGCCAATTGCCCGTACTTGTTTTGCGTTTTCTTCCATGTATTTGAATAGCGCATCACCATCGGCCGTTAGTTTTAAAATATCCATGGTCACGCCATCGGGCAAAAAGTTATGTACTCCTGCGCCCATAGCGAAGTATTTGCGGCCATTGATAATATCAAACTGCTCTTTTTTGCTTTCGTCCCATCCGCTCGAATAGCTTGTGTCTTGTAATATGCGTAAACGCTCTTTTAAATCAGCACTTACTTGATACCGTGCGTGTGCTTTGTGACAAAGTGGCGATAAATAGCCCGCGCAAATTGGCAGTTTACCCGCAATAATGCGCTCACTTTGTACAATCTCGATGGGTATGTAAGTCATGCTTTTGCCGTTGGCCTTTGGATAAATGCGCTCTTCTTTTTGGATAACGCTTTTACCGTCTAATACTTCCAACTCTTGCCAGTAGCCTAATTCGTCAATGCCTAACTCTAGCGAGATTGTTGCAACAAACGAAACACCATCATCTTTTCGTCTAACTTCTTTATGCTCTAATCGTGCGTAAGTTATTGTTAATCGTCCGTTAATCTTACCAAATGCCCAATCCACTAACGACTCACGGGGATAATGCTTGATAGATGCGCGTTGATTAAGTGCGGCTTTGTCTGCTATCGATAATTCAACATCTAAGCCAGTGGGCAATTGGTCATACTCAGCAAGCAAAATATGATAACCAACTTGCAAGCAATTACTTGCTGTAATCTCAATAGAGGCCTGTAATGATAGCCAATCCCCATCACTATCATCTTTTAAATATTCAAGCTGTGGCGGTAAATTAACCTTTGCATCATGTCTAAACATTGCCCCTAGCAAGTCGTTTAACGTGCGGCTTGCGAAGTCTTCAACCTCAGCCCCCATCTTGTACGCTTCATAACGTCTTACTTGTTCGGGTGTGTTGCATTCTAATTGGTTAGGGTGTGGTAAAAATGTCACGCCCTCGCGCTTGACCGCTGCCGCGCCCTCGATGAATTTGCGTACCAAAAATAGCTCTGTTTCGGCTGTGATATAATCTGGATGCTTTGTGTTTTCTATGTTCATAGTTTGGCTTTCCTAAAAGCAAAATCGTAAGCGTCAAGGGCTTTCATTTCTTTGAGCGTTAATGGTCTGCCGTTCATATCTGTAAATTTATCCATTGATAAACCACCCTCTTTAAACAGTTTAGCGCGTGTTTTACCCAATGACGACTCGATAAACCAATCAGGCTGTTGTCTCATCTAAGCGTCCATATTTGTCTTAGCGTTAATTTGCCCTGCATCAAATATAGCACTATCTTTACGGCCTGTATAAGTAACTTTGCTTGGCACTTCTTTAGCGTCTTGGCCTTGCGCTCGTTGTTCGTCTGCCTTTGCACGTCTAGCGTCTAGTCTATCATTCTTTTTGTTAAATGCTTCTTCGGCTGTTTGTGTGTCATTGCCGCCGACTGCCGCTTTAGTGCCGCCAAATGGGTCAAAACCAATCGGCACTATTTGCAACAAAGAACGGCAATTAAAATGTAATGGTGGTTGAGGTGTCGCAGGGTCATCTAATGCGTAAATCTTTTGCAATGTGCCAAAATGCCGACACGTTAAGGTGGTTCGATTGTCAAACGTAGCCAAAAACACACGGCCTTGTATTAAATCTGCGTTTGCCTGTGCTGCAACATCACGCGCAACATTAGCATAGTGATTAGCACCTGTGCGCACTAACGACTCAGCCTCACGCGCTCCTGTGTTAGATATTAAACCATCGAGATAATTATTTGCTTTTGTACCGACAAGGCGTTTTGTCATCTCGCCTACTGTTGCGCCCGATTCGTACCCTGCGCGTATTGTGTTATCAATGATTCGTGTTTGTGTGCTGTTTGATGCGCCTGCTACATATTCGCGCCATGTGCCAACTTGGCTTACTGCACCTGCTAAAACCATGGGGGTATTAACAGCTCTAGTTATTGCAGCATCGCTGATAGCTGTTGCACCCGATAGCTCACCAACAACATGACTAGCTTCATATTTAGCTAAATCAAACATATCATTGGTTGTTCCCTCCCACATTTTGCCCATCTTTTCGCTAACCATCAGCGCAACATTAGCGCGTAATTTATCGAAGTCTTTACGACTCATTGTCGGCTCGTAGTCAACGAGTGCAGCCTTGACCGCTTTTGATAAATCAAAATAGGACGGCATAATGCGAGACTGTACAATACCTGTCACCAGTCTTGATACGGCTAACTCATGTCTTAACGCGCTGTCTGCTGTAATCATTAAAACATTCCCATTGTGATACCGCTTGATGCTGGCTTACGCACTGGCATCTCATAAACGATTGGATAACCTGTTGCATCGTTCTGATGGTCAAAGCCGCTGTGCTTGTCAGGCTCACCGTTTTTATCGTATGCCTGTTGCTCTAAACACGCAACAACATCAGGACACCTACGCGCATTAACCCACATCTTGCCTTGAGATAATGCGCCATTAACTGCCAATATTCTATCTTTAACTCTTGGATTTTGTGCGTTTACTTTAACAATAAAACCAGCCTGTTTTAATAATGATATATCGCTCTCGCTCGCATTAACTGTTTTACGGCTGTTACCACTAGCATCGGGATATACTGTTATTTTGTGGCCAGTGAATCTCTCTTTTAAAATCGCACACAGTTCGGGCGTGTCGTAAATACCCGTTAATTGGTCAACACAATGCCACCCGTTAGGGCGTTTAACATAGATTGTTGATGCCATTGCGCCTACGTTAAAATCCTGACCAATAAATAAAGGCTCGCCTTGTTTTATTGTCTCATTTGATGCGCAACGGTGGCGGTCATAGCTAGTGTAAATTGTACCGCTCGTTAAGTTTGTAAACTGTCCGTTTAAGTAAGCATCGATAAGCTCTAACGGATAAGACTCTTTTAATGAAGCTATATAGTCATCGGGCAAATTAGCTTCATTGTCGTATGTTGAAGCGTGAATAACACCATAGTTTGATTTTAGCTCAGGCTTTTGACTGGGTAGTTTTACAAATTGCTCGTGTACAAACTTAAAGCCCTCGGGCGTTGTTGTTACATCAATGCCATTACGCAATCCATCAGCTTTATATCTCATACGCGCGATAATCTTGCGCCACGCATGACGCGCCTTGTCAGTCGGCATAGTGTCTAATTCGTCAACTAAAGCATGGCCAATTTTAAACCCAATAATTGTTGCAGGTTTATCCATTGAGCGACAAATAATAGTCCCTATTTTTTGACCATTGCGCGATAAATGCACTTCTTTATGGCTAACCTGTATATCGCACTCTAACCCCCAATCCTCTGCCACCTCCTCGATTGTCGGGTAAAAAATATCTCTAATTTGTGAATAAGTAGGGGCAAAATAACCTGCTGGAATGTTTGGATGTTTTAAAAAGTGTAGGCATAAATTCGCGCAACCCACCCACGTCTTACCACTGCCAAATCCTGCAACAAACGCCCTAAACTTATTGGGCATTTTAGTAAATTCATATTGAGGACTATTCAGTTTTGGCATTTTTTCGTGCATCGACAACGGTAATTGTTATCTCATTGTTTTTTGGTAAGTCTGCACCATTCGCGCCTGTGTGTTCTTGTTTATCAACTAACAAGCCTAAAAGTTTAGCTTTGCCCATTGTTGCTGATACTGCCGCGCTTGACTGTGGATGTTCTGCACCCAATGCCGCTGTTCTTGCTTCTTCTAACTCAGCGACTAAGTCATCTATTGTTAATTCGTGGCGTTTAACGTGTCCTGACTTTAATTCTTTTATTCTTGTTGAAATCTTGTTGTCATCAATCATCATCTTAGCATTACGATTTATTGTAGCCTCTTTCATGTTTTCGCAATTATACGCTTGACGATAAGCCTCGCTAGCATTGCCAGTCTCTATATAGACCATGCAAAACTTTTCTTGCTTAATAGTCAATGCCATAAAATCACCCAAAACCTTTTAAAAATATCCACAACAACAAAAATGGGAATGACACAAACGCAACAAGAGTATAAATAAAAAAATAGTTAGGCTTCATTTGCCGCGCCACTCATTAAAAGATTGTTTAAGTTTTGGCAGTGCAATAATTATCTGTATGACAGTATAAAGCAATGTTACCATAATTAGCCAATCTTGTAGCTGCA